CGTACTGGTTGGATGCCACCTGCGCAATGATCTGGGTGGCAATGTTGCAGGCGGTAGAAAAGCTGTGGGGTTTATCAATGCCAGTACCAGAAATCACAGTGCCGTTCTGCAGCATATCTTCCAGATTGACCAACGAGCAGTTAAACATGTGCTGGGCAAAATAGTCGGAATCGTGGAAATGAATTCGGCCATCATAGTGAGCATCTACAATATCTTTTGGAAGAAGCAGATTAAAGCTCAGATCTTTGGAGACTTCGCCAGCCATATAGTCACGCTGTACGCTATTTACAACAGGATTTTTGTTGCTGTTCTCCTGCTTGACCTTCTCATTATCTACATCACAGATGGAAAGAATTTCGCCATATGCTCGCTGCTTCTCACGAATCTCCTGTCGAAGAATACGCCAGTGACTATAAGCGTCAGCCACATCCGAAAGAGGGCTATTTTTTAACTGGTCAATAACCACATCCTGAATCTGCTCTACAGACATCGTATCATGGATGTCTGCGATGTAGTCTGCAATAGCGTTAGACACGCGAGAATCAACTCCCCCAGTCGTATTCGTCATCGCCTTCTCAATCGCATTTACAATCTTACTCTTATCAAAAGGAACTTTCGTTCCATCGCGTTTAATTACATATTCCATGCAATCACTCCTTAATCTTCCAACCAACGATTTTCTGCCACATAGAAAGCTCCAACCGCAACTACCATCAATACGACCCAGAATACATAAAACCAAATCACTCGTGTACCAGCTGCAGAAATCATATAATCTCGTGCTTCTTCGATGCTTTTATCTCTAATGAATTGTGCATTATGTATAGTTTTATCGCTCAAATTTGCGTATAATGTACCATCATAACGGACATCTTTGACATAAAACTCGAACTTTACATGAGAACTGACTTGTACAGTGGTCAGGTACTTGCTGGATGGCATCTTGATGTCACCATACTCAAATTCTTTGCCAAGAAACGTAATATTCTTAGAATTGTGTTCTTCTGAACTGTAATAATCCCAAGTCCAGTACGTTTCGACTCTTGTTTTTGTATGGCCTTTGCTATCCGTAGTAGTGACAGTTCGTGTATGCATCGTGTAATGCTTTTCTTCGCAATAGATATACATCCACTGACCGTCGATACGCGAATCGCTTACGGTATCTACTGCTTCTAGTGTGCCTTGGCAAAATGCGTTGCCTACGTTAGTTCTTATTCCATAATCGAACATATTTTCGGATTCAATCGAAATTGCTGTATTATATTCTTTTTTCTGCTCAAGCGAATCTCTGGTGATATTTCCAGCGATAACGCTACCAAGTATCAGCATAATGAACACAATACCAACACTGACGATCAATTCACGATAAGTAATTTCGACATTACCGATTTCCAAAAAGGTTACCGACCGCCGGTGCCGCCTCATTCCCCTCATAGGACAGATACTCATAATTCTGAACCTCATATCCAGTCAGACCCAGCAGAAAGGAGTTCGGAAATTTACGAACACTCTGCCTGTATTCCTTCACGACACGATTGTAATCACCACGATAGTTTGCAATCAAATTTTCAGTGACGGATAGCTCATTCATAAGCTCCTTGTAGTTGTCGCTAGACTTCAGTTCAGGATATGCTTCCGCAATAGCTGCAATCTGAGTCGTAATCTCCTGAGCAGTCTGACCGGAAGTGCCACGAGCATTCACAACATCCATCAAAGTCTGATACTCATGTTGGTCATAAGCCTTGACGGTTTCAACCAGATTTGGAATCAGATCAGCTCTGCGCTTCTCCTGATTCCCAATGCCAGACTTAGCTTCCTGAATCTGCTCTTCATAAGAGATGGCCGTGTTCTTAGGCCCCTGCACAATAAAGGTCATGCCAAGAATGGAAATCAACACAACACAAATAACGATAATAGGTAACTTCCAGTTGTATCTCATTTATGTAAACCTCTTAAAACTTGACCTCACCGGCACAATCAGGAACTACGGCAGTTTCGATGTTGCACATCGGCTCTGCTTTTGCCAGCTTTTCTTTGAATGAATCATCAGGGCGATAAACCAAATTATAAGAATAATCGTTAATGTCCTTCTTTGGAATCGTAGCCAGCTTATCATTAACCTTATCAGGAATCTTCTTGAGCGTGTCTGCGACACTTTCAGCAACCTTCTGCTGTTCCTCTAAAAGCCGGATTTTATAATCCAAATACCAACGTGCCTTCGTCAAATCTTGAAGCTGAGAATTACCATCTTTGTGCCCTGCCCGGCTCAGATACTTACCAACATTCCAAAGATAAGCATCTTTGTCCAGTTGCCACTCTCGCAGCACTTTGATAGCCTCATAGGGATTGTCTGCACCACCGTAGTGAGCCGGATGCTCGACATTCTTCTTAATTTCGTCAAGTGTTTCCATCAATAACCTCCTTGTTCTTTTCAATAGGCTTATAAACATCTGCCAGCTTCGGGTGACGACCACAGCAACCACGACCCTCTGGGCAGAACGGATACTTCGGATTAACCTCACAAGAAGGAACCATCCAGTTTGCTACTTCAGGACAAACCTGTGCAACTTCCTTCTTCATTTCTGTAAACATCTCGCGGATTTCTTTTTGAGCCCTAGAACAAAGTCGAAGATGACTCATCTCAATCAAAGCACGAGCGTTCATCGTAATGTAAAACTCTGTACAGCAAGCATTTGGCAGAACTGCACGGGCGTCTTCGTTTTTGGCGTTGTGATACTTCTTGAGAATTTGATAATCGGTATCAATATCCGACATCATATTATCGAAAACATCGGCATCTTCACCAGTAAACGGGTTCACATACTTGAACCCATCCTCGCTACAATAACGCTGACTGCGGCAGCTCATGCTAATATGTCGATGACGACTAATCTGTGCCAGAAGTGCTCGGCTTACATCTTTGACGTAGAACGTAAAATTGATGTGCTCAAGCACAGAATAGTGACCGCTTGCCTTACATCCCTTGGCAATCTTATAATCGTCAGTCATTGAAGAGTCGTAACAAATACTCGCAGCTTCCTCCACAATACCTAAAGGATTCTTATTACTTGTAGGAACAACTCGCTGTGTGTACGCGATCAAATCAACAGTCATTCAACTCTCCTTAATATTCGTCCTGCCAGTTTTCAGGAATGTCGTTCTCACCAATTACGATGCAATTTTTAGGTGCGACATTTAAAGTATACTGACCATCTTGAACTTTAATCATTACATTCATAATGGCGACAACTTTATGAATACTCCAAAGAACTCCGCGACCTTTTCGAGTTCTAGCTCTAAGCACCGTATCGCCAGCATGAATCTCTTTATTAAGAATATCGGTTACCATTTAATCCTCCATTACTTTAGAAGTGCAAACTTAAACCAATCTGGAAAACTGGATACTGAAATCCCATATTTGATAAGGCAAGACAGCAGCCACAACGCAATCATGATTCCGACCGCAATAAGATAATCCTTAAAAATCTTAATGAAAGCGATCCACATCTTAATCCTGTCTCTCATTTACCTCACCTCTTTCAATCAACTCATCCACAGTAACCTCTCCACAGAGCATCTGTTTAAGCTGCTCTTCTGATAACTGATATGTAATCGGCTTTCCACACTCAATAGGATATCGAGCCAAGGTTCTGTAATATTCTGCAAGGGCTCGTTCCTTACGCCCCTGCTCACGATGATCAATACCAATCATATCGCCCCACCTCCTTCCTCAAGTTTTTCGCTCTTACCAGTCACGACATATACGTCATCTTCGAGATCTTCTTTATCAACAAACGATATTTCTCCTAGTCGCAGACCGCACTTGTTACTTTCTGGTCTGTTGTCAATTATATAGAAGTCGCCAGCATCACAAAGAACCTTATACCAGTGTCCTTTCTGCAAAGTGGCTTCTGCTGGACCCCACTCTTTATAATCCGTCCTGAAGTACATCTTCATTAGGACTCCTTATAGGGTTCCATATCGCCCTTCCAAATCTGGAAATAAGGATGTGCGTCAATGCCGTAAACCTGACCCTTCATGCCGGTACTAGTAATCTTGTAAGGCTTTCCGTCTTCAAGGCTATTGATAAAGTCCCGATACTGAGGACTCATCTTAAAGAAATCTTTCTTACCCTGAATTCTCTTTACCTTAATAGTGACCTCATCACCAATCTTCGGTTCCCACTCTTCAACTGGAATTCCAGCCAGAAAGTCGGGGCCACCGGCCTTTTTAATTCGCCTGGCAAGGATTCGTGCCTTACGCTGCTCTCTGCGCCGGTCTTCTCGATTCATTGAATTACTCATATTCTGTTCCTTTCAGCTTATCAAAGTAGGGATCGCCGTCTCGCTTCTCTAATAAGTTGAGCTCCCCGGCGGAGCCTACAGAATACAAACGAAAATTTTTAAAAATCTCAGCACCTTTAATAGTGGCTAGAGATGTAATTATGTAC